AACATTTCATCATATCTTTGGTGCAGAGGTCTATCAGACCGTATGCGAATTCTAGATATAATCTGGTTTATCTTTCCGATAAGACTATTGTAACTATAAGTTTGCAAATAGCCAGATTTCTGGATTCCGCGCACATTCTGAGTAAACTTGCGTCCATCAGACAAAATAAAAGTAGCCTTGTATACAGCCTCGTGACGATTACGAGCTATCTTCACCCACCGCGCATCGGGGTCAAAGTTTCGACAAGTGTTGAACCTATGCTCAAGACACATGTCAATGCTCCAACCAGTCACAGTCCAATCAAAGAAACTGTTGTCAGTCTCTAACACTTCAAATCTCGGGTCTAAATCCTTGTAAGCTCTAGCAAAGCCTCCATAAGGAAGAGTTAGCTTAGCCTTTGTGGGGATCACATCGGACACATCAGCTTCTCTATCCAAGGCTGCTAGCCAGAGTAATCGATCAACGATCTGATCGACCAAGGACACAGAACTTATCAGTCTCCATCGCTTAAGGGCAGCTTTGGCCGTAGAATGAGGTTCTCGTTTGATAAACAGTCTAATTGGATCTGCTGTTGGTTTTTCGTCAAGTTCTTTCAAGCGCTGTAGCACCAAGTCAGTGATGTGCTTGACTCCCAATTTCTCAATAACTTCATTATTGGTTGGATGTGTTAAGCACAGAGGATATCCTGGCGAACTATCTTTCTTGATATTCTCTATTATGATTTGGATCCGATCGGGCGAAAATGGTTCAGTCTCCTGATACCATCTAGCCGGTGCGTACAAATCTCCCAGAACATGATGTACATACTTGGTTTCCTCTGGTGTAAGCGGATAAGGCGTCTTATTCACCTTCTTATCATGAAACTGTAAACTTTCGAATTCAGCTTGTGCAGATGTATCAGGTGAAACCAGACCAGTAGGTACTTCGAGCCCAAGTTCTTTGGAGATATCAACATATTTTGCTTCTTTGATATGGCAAGGCTTATCTCTAGAGAGAGAGATAAAGTTCTCCAATACAGGTTGCTGTGAGGGCTGCAACGCTGTCTCTTTCTTGCGCTGGGCTTTGGACTTCTTTTTCTTCTTTCCCAAGTCAGGGTTCCCGTCATCGAATTCAAAGGACTTACTTGTCTCGGGTTTAGCAGTTTCCTGCTTAGCAAGACTGAGACCCTTCTTATAAAACCCATCACCTGCTTTCTGTCTAATCTCAAAGATCGCTGTGTTGTAGGAGAGTTCATCCTCGAATGGCACGTACTTGATGTGCTTGCCAGCACGTCTTCCGATATATCCAAC